TCAGCGCGTACGATCGAGTTCGTCCGACATCAAGAGAGCGGTAGCCTTTTTTAGGATCGCTTTCTCCCGCTCCAACCGGTTGATCCGGGCTTCCAGCTCCTGGATCTTTTGCTGCTCAGGCGTCAACGCCTTGCTCTTCGGGGTCACACCCTGGCGCTCCGCCTCGAGCTGCTTCACCCAACGGCGCAAGGCCGAATCCACCACCCCCAGCGAACGGCAGGCGTCGATATGGCTGTAGCCTTGGTCCAACACCAGGGCCGCGGCCTCTCGTTTGAACTCGGCGGAAAACGTACGTCGTTGCTTGCTCATCAGACACCTCTCTCACGGCGAGGATTTTCGCCTAAATCGGTGTCCGGGATCAGTAGACCACTACACTTTTCGTCCCCGCCCGCCTTTGACAGATGCCCTTCACCGTCCTGGGAAGGCAGCAGTCAGGCACGGGACGCGCCTCGATTCCGAGGCTTTTTCACATCATCCGCACATTTGATACATTCAGGCGTCCTTGAAGGCACAACACCGAAAGGACTAGGCCGCGTCGGAGCCTTCCCCGGCGCGGCCTTTTCGCTCCTGCCCTTCCCTCCCGGCTCCGCACTGAGCTGACGACCGCCCTACCCCGCCGCCAAACGGACTTTCGTTTCAGCTTAGAGCTTTGTCCAACCGCCTTTCCCTTTAGCCTTCATGACCTCGTAGTTTCTGCGAGCCCGATCAATGATTGCCGGTACTAGTGGATTACCGCCCTCGTCCATGAGCACCTCAGCGAAGGCGCATCTGCAGCCATCAGTGAAATCTGTGGTATCCAGCCATTGCCTAACCTCATCAGTGGTGAACAATTTGCCGTGGCGTTGAGCATGAGAGGGCTGTGTGTCTGGCTTCAATGCTGAAAGGTGCAGAATCATCACTTTTGTACCGTAAGTGCGGCTATTCGCATCGACTTGGCCTAACCGTTCGAGCCAGTTCCTCTTATCCATACTCGTCCTCCAAGACGACTACCCGCGTACTGTCCTATGACCTACAGCGAGGATGGGCTGATCCCGATTCGCTTTAGTGACTCGGCTAGCGATGGATCGATGAGCACTTCACCCGTGGTCGAGGCTGCCTGATTGATGCCTACCGTTCGGTATTTCAGCGTAGTTCCTGAGAGCATTTGCTTCAGGATCTTCTTAGCCTTGTCGCCGCTAGTTACGGTATAGGGGCTCATCGCTTGGGCCATGCTGGTCATAACCTGTGCTTGAGCATTTTTTACGATCTCAGCTTGGTCAGGAGGGAGACTCATAGAGTATTGAGGAGCTTCCGGCATCATGCTGACCGGGGTTTCTTGAGGAGTAATGGTCCAAGCCTCATTCTGGTCGACTCGGAGTTGAACGGTACCTACAGGTATCTTGTAACGGCCGCCGGACATGAGGCCTACATAGATTTCCTCGCCTTCTTTACGCACGACGGGATAGTAGTGCATTGACCTAGTGATCACTGAGTTCGATGTAGAGAAGTCGCCAGTTGTGACCATCATAGTCGTTTTGTCAGTGAATTCATCGGTTGTGCTAGTCGCTTGCCATACCGGGCCGGTAGAGCAACCGAACAAGAACAGCGTCGACGCTAAAGCAATAGTCCGTTTCATCACCTTCTCCAGTAGCCTAGCGAAGGGATTGTAGCAGGGTGATATCATCCGGCTTGCCGTCAACAGACTGGTAGGGCAGCGGTTCATCTCCTGGAAGGCTGCGAACACCCTAACGAGCTTTGTTCGACACCCACCTCGGTCGCGCTTCTTCTACCTGTGGAGTGCCCGTGACGGCATAAACCGTTACTGCCGGCCAGCCGTTTTGCTTGATAGTGTGACGCACTCCATTTCTGCGGAGGTTCTCGATCTGACCGGCCTTCGTTTTGGCCCCCGTCAGTTCGCAGACCTCCTCGTGCGATAGAAACTCGATTGGTATTACTCCTCCCTCTGCTTGGATCATTTCCATCCCTACTGGTCGTGGCGGTTCCTGCCGTGGCCTGCCGACCTTCGGAGCCTTATGCTCTCCCGCCTCATATTCGCGTAGGAACTTTCTCACCATCTCCAGCCTCCAGCACACCCTAGTACCCTGTTTGAAGAACGGCGGCAGCCAGTCAGGGCGAGACTGAATTGCGCTTCTGATTGATGATTCTGTGCGGCCCAGAAGCTGAGCAAGCTGGGGGACGTGGATGATTTCTGGCTCCATTGGGTACCTCCTTGTGACGAAACATGCCGGCACTGGTTGAGTGGGTTACACCTCCGAGAAGAGGAAGGCAGCTTTGGCTTGTCCGGGAAGAGATTCCGAAGGCCAGTGCCATACACGTCCACCCCTACGGCGGTGGCATGCCTTGACCTGTTCGCGAGAAGTCCAAGTGTATTCCCAACCATTCCCGACGATTCCCCTTTGCTCCGGTTTCTCAGAGCGCTAACATCTGGGCATCACTGTTCGGATAACCAGTGCTGAGGCCGCTGGTCTTGTCTACTTAGAAGGAAATTTGACTGTCTAGTCAATATTGTGAGTAGCTTGTTAACTTTAATTTAACACGCTGGGAGAGTTAAATTGTCAGTTCAGATTAATGGTTTTTATGCTAGGGAGATTGCTGTTTTCTCCACTGGTATAGTTGTGGGTATGGCTATAATGCTTATCTATCTCTGGCTTATAAAAAACGGTTATGAGAGGATGGGTTGGATGTTTGTCGCGACTATGGCGAGTGTAGTTGCGACATTGTTTGTGGTTAGTCGAATATTGCGAGATGGTACGGATCTCGGTAGGGAGCGGGGTGGTGAAGTGGAATCTGAAAGAATGAGAGATGAGTTGGCAAGATATAAAGCCATTCTTGGACGCGAGGTGGACATGACTGAAGAGGATTTAAGTAAGCTTGATTTTGCTACAGGCCAGAAGATCTCAGAGAGAGGTACGCATAATGAGCTGTCTGATGAGGGGCAGGTCTCAAACAAATTTGCCAATTCAGAACATATAGGAGGCTCAGTCCCTATGGGATTGACTTTCCCATATGCCACTAAGGCGTTAGAAGCTGCTCGCTGTGCGGCTATCAAGTATTGGCTGGGTTACGAGCCGAGTAGCGTTCCGCTTCAGAAGGTTGTCACCAGTTTTATAGTTGAGCGTGGAGTTCCCAATAGGCAGGCACAAGAGTTGGCTAATGCGATAAAGCCTGACGCGTTGAAAGGTAGTGACACGTCGATATGACATAGGCTTCTGTCGGCATGTCAGGTATGTTTGACATTGTATATGAGGAGGTAATTTCTAGTCATCGTTATCAAGCACGCCCAGGAGGGCGCAGACGATGGCAAGAATTCTTAGTAACTCCCAACCTAACAGCCGTTTTATTAAGCGCTATCTTGTAGAAGAAATCACTGGCCTTTCGTGCTCTGAGATTTATCGCCGTATTGCGGCCGGCGCTTTCCCTAGACAAATAACCCTTGGGCCTAAGTCTGTCGTTTGGATTGAGGCTGAGGTGCAGGCGTGGTGCGAGGCGCGTATTGCCGAAAGCCGGGGGGAGGCTGCGTGGTGAGCCGTGAAAAATTTCTCCCGAGGGTTGTGCGTGGAGCGTCCCCCCTTGCGTCGTGGCTTGCCCGGAGTTATGGTGATTGTGTCACGGTAAATCCCGTGACCGGGTTTGGCGACCCGATGAGCAATAGGCGCATAGGCGCCCACCATCCCATTGCAGGCGCTTTTTTTGTGCCCGCAATGCCGTGTTATGGCGGCCGTGCGTGGGAGACCTTCGGGTCTGCCGGGTCCCTATTGCCCCGGTTCGCCAACCTGCGCACGGCTGCCTCCCTTAACCGTTTGGCGACGGTTGGAAGCAGCTCCGATTCAGCAATAGGAGCTCAGTCCATGCTTACCCTCAATCCGTTCGTTGTCTGCGCCGCCACCTATCGCGCTTTGGCATTTTCTGCACTTCGAAGCGATTCTCCTCTGTCTGTTCGCTTGGCTCGTTACCGCTCCGCCATCAACCGTGCGCGCTTCCTGGAAGCGAAAGGCGGTGAAGCATGACCGCCAAGCGCTTCGTTCGTTGTTCCATCGAACAATATCGGTATTTTGCAGAGATCGCCCGCCAGGCGCGCACCTGCCTAGAACTCGTTGCGTCCAGCGAGATCGACGGCAACTTTGGGCGAATGAGCCTGATGTGTAGCGATGCATTCGTGGATGCCTCTAGCGACAAGCCCGGAATGATGGAGCGCTGCATCATCGAGTTGGTGGTGGATATCGATGTTGACCGCTTCCGTTCCTGTGCCAGACCGGAAATCGATTGGTCGACTCTCGCTGACGATGAGATTCATTTGTTCGTGCTGCAGCATGAGATCGGCCACCGCGTGGATAACTTTCACACCTGGGATATGTCTCCCGAGGCAAATGATGAGGTCCGCGCAAGGTGCAACCGCTATCTCCGCTGGGCCAACGAGGTCCTGGCCGACCGCTATGCGTGGAGTAAGGTGCGGCCTGGTGAACCGATGCCGATTGGCGAGCACGGGGTCAGGAATGCTGATCTGATCGAGGAGACCCTGGCGTTTCTCGACACTCACATTCCTCGGACGCCCTACAAGCCGCAACAGACCGATCCCAATTGCTACAGCTGCGTTCCTGTCCGGATGCTATCCAGCGATGTGCTGGCGGCATACGTAGGGGCGGAGTGCCATCCGGCGAAGATTGCCAGAGCTAAGGAGTATGTTCGCAGTAGCAGAGAGCGCCGCCATCTCCCGTACCCGGTTCCTCTCTTTGAGGCTGGGCCTGGCGACATAGTCTTGACCAGCTTTGCCGGGAGGGCTGCGGCATGACTGGCCTGATCTCAATTGGCGGCCAGGCCGCCACCATGACCAGTATCGAGCTGTTGGAACTGGTGAATCATGCTCGAGCTGAGTTCGGCGAAAGCCCCGTTCGCCACAACGATTTCGTGGCCAGGTGTCGGGATGAGCTTGATGGCGAATATTACGAAAGTTTCGTAGTAAAGCAGGAGGGGCCTGGTCGTCCTCCTGAGGCTCTGCGCCTCACCCGCGACCAGTGCGAATTAGTGGCCATGCGCGAGTCGAAGGGCGTCCGGCGCGCGGTTCGTGATCGGCTCAAGGCGCTCGAAGCCAGGGCTCTGCCGGACGTGTCGAGCCACGAGGGCACCTTGCTCGTTCTCCAAGGAGCGATTCAGCGCGAGCTTGCGCTGATCAGCGAGAACAAGCAGCTCGCCGCTGAGCGTGACCACGCCATCGCCACCAAGGCGCAGATCGGCAGCCGCCGGGAGGCCCAGGCTATGGCCGCCGCGTCCTCCGCTGTTCGCCAGGTGCGTCGACTTGAAGATGAGCTGGGCCGCGGCACTCGCTTCGCCACGGTCACGGCTGTCGAGATCGCCACCGGCACCAAGTACCCGTTCAACGCCTATGTCCACCTGCGCAAGTGGTGCAAGGCCAATGGCGTTCAGCCCGAGATCGTCCCCGACCGCCGTTTTGGCGAAGTCAAGGCGTGGCCTGCGGGAGCTTGGGCCGCCGTTTATCAAATCGATCTGGCGACCTTGTTCGGCGCCTCTGGAGCAAAAGCATGATCAAGTTGCCCGACGAGCAGCAGCAACTCATCCAGATCGCCGAGGCGGCGGTTGAGTATCAACTGGCGGAGACCAAGCGGAACGCGCTGCGCCGCGAGCTGAATACGTTGTACACCACGTACTTCGCTGCCTATGGTCGTCCGTATGCCGACCACCGCCGAATCGATCCCTACGACGAGAGGTTCGAGCCAGTGCTGGAGTTCACCGGCCCTGCCTACAGGCGCTGGAAGGATCAGCGCGATCTGACCACCCGCCTCAAGCGCAAGCTGCGGACGCTGGTGCAGCGCCTGGAGCGTGCGCAATGACCACACAACCGAAATCGGGCCGGATCACCACCAGCCCCAACGGCCGCCCGGTGATCGCCGGTCCCTGGCCGTCCTACCGCCAATTCCGCGACCTGCCTGAGCGTGAGCGCTGGGTGCTCTACGGACACGCCAAAGCGTCCCGTGAATGTCTCGAGGAGCAGGGGCTAGTCATGGCGGAATCCTATGACGCCTTTGTAAGGCGTGTGACTGAGGAGCTCGACATATGAACAACGTAGTTCATCTGCCTGTTCCACCGCCGACGATCAGTCAGTTGGAGGCTATGTCCAGTGACACCTTGGCTTTTCGCTGCTGGATGGATGTTGCCATGGTGTTTGAGACCTTTTCGTACCTGGGGGCAAGCCGATCCGAGCTCGACGAGGCCTATCACCAACTGGGTGAGGCGTCACTCGCGTTGAGCGTTCTTGCCGCCAGGCTGAAGGGCGTCCAGCGGGGGCAACTGCCAGACCTAGTTAGGGGGGGTGAGTAATGGCTCGCGCACGGAACATCAAACCCTCGTTCTTCAAAAATGAGGATCTGGCCGACCTAGAGCCATTCGACCGCTTGTTGTTCATTGGTTTGTGGTGCTTGGCAGACCGAGAGGGGCGACTGGAGGACCGGCCACGCCGGATCAAGATCGAACTGTTCCCCGGGGATAGCTATGACGTGGAGATCGGCCTGACCAACCTGCAAGGGAAGGGATTTATTGAGCGCTACCAGGCCACAGGTTTCTCGGTGATCTCGCTGCCGAACTTCACTCGCCACCAGTCCCCGCATAGCACTGAAAAGGACAGTGAGTTACCCGACTGTAACGGTTATCTCACTGTGAACGAGCGCGCGCGGGGGAAGGTTGTTCCCGGTAAGCAACGGTTGGTGCATGCGGAAACTGGCGCATGCGCGGATGCAAATAACAGTGCTTTAACAGTTAAAACACCAGAGCAGTCGCAGCCGGAACCTGTGGATGCATCAACCCATAACGCCCTGATTCCTGATTCTCTGAATCCTGATTACCTGAATCCTGAAGAAGATCAAGAGCAGGCGCCCCAACAGCGTCGCCACTCTCCTGAGCCAGGGAATGATCAATCGGCGGAAAAGCCCAAGCGAGGTTCCCGCTTACCGGAAGTCTGGACCTTGCCTGTTGACTGGCTGACCTGGGCGCTGACTGAGCGGCCGGAGTTCGGCGAGGCAGCTATGCGCAGGGTCGGTGACAGCTTCGGTGATCACTGGCGATCCGTAACCGGGAAGAACGCGACGAAGCTCGACTGGTTCGCGACCTGGCGCAACTGGGTGCGAAACCAGCGGCCTCCGTTCGGCGCGCAGCGCGCTGGACCTCCTCCTGCTTCGCCCCATCTGGGCCTCGACCAGACCAACCACGAAGAGGGCCTGGAGCGCCAGGCCGACGGCACCTACCGAATTGCGAGACCATGACCATGACCAAAAACCAAGTGAAAACCAGGGACGAGACCTGCCCCGTTCATGGCGGCTTCGAGAGCAAGCAGCAGGAGCAGTTCGACGGCGGGTTCGTCTGGACGGGATGCTGGCGCTGCGAGTTCGAAGCTCGCCAATCATCCGATCCGGAGGTTCGCTCCAAGGCTCAGGCTGCGCGTGATGCGCGGATGGTCAATGCCGCGTTGCTGGCGAGCCAGATACCGCCGCGCTTCCGACCGGCGACCCTGGAGAACTACCGCACCGACTTCGCACCGGACCAGCAGTCGCCAGTCCTGGCTCGCTGCAAGGCTTACGCAGACGACTTCGCCTCGAGCTGGAAGGTTGGTCGCTCGCTGATGCTGCTGGGCACCATGGGAACCGGGAAGACCCACCTGGCCTGCGCGATCATCCAGCAGGTGCTGCGCACCGAAGGTCTGGCTGGCGCGACTGCGCGCTACATCACCGCACCCGACCTGATCCTGGGCGTGAAGGACACGTTTGGGCGGAAGGGTAAGAGCGAGTCCGAGGTCTACGAGAGTCTGCACGCTCCGGACCTGTTGGTGATCGACGAGGTAGGCGCCCAGCACGGCACCGACTTCGAGCGTCAGGTACTGTTCCAGGTCGTCAATGGCCGCTACGAGCGCCTGCTTCCGACCATCCTGATCAGCAACTTGAGTCTGGTCGATATCCGGCGATTCATCGGGGATCGCGTGATTGATCGGCTCTGCGACGCTAACGGCGAGGTGGTGCTGTTGCGCTGGAGATCCGTGCGAGGTGCGGTATGACCGGATACCTCGACATGCACGATATCCCTGTGATGGGCTACGAGGTGCCAGAGTCGAAGCTCTACAGCCACGAAGCCGAGTATGCGGTGATCGGCGCCATGATCCAGAGGGGTGACCTGATCGAGGACATGGGCGCCAAGCTGGAGGCTTCGGACTTCCACCACCCCGCTTGTGCGGAACTGTTCGAGTTGCTGCTGACTTGCCAGGCGAAAGGCATCGCGGTCGACATCGTGACCCTCTACGAGGCGCGGGCTCAACTGGCGGACGGGCAGAGCACCCTGCAGGTCGCCGCCCGCCTGGTGAAGAACACTCCAAGCATCGCGAACGCCGATGAATACGCCCGGATCATCAAGCAGCGGTCGGTGGCGCGCCGGGTGATCGCCGCGGCCGAGGTCATGAGCCAGCGTCTGCAGGATGGCGAACCGCTGGATGAGGTTCTGAGCCAGGGCCAGCAGGCATGGGTTGCCCTCGAGGCCGAGGGGCTCGACTCCCGGCGCCGGTACCGCTTCATCGGAGAGGTGCTGCCCGAGGTCATCGACGGCATCGACAGGCGCTTTAACCGTGAGGTGAAGCTGGGGTACGACACTGGCCTGCCCTCGTTGGACGCTTTCATTCCGGGCATCTGTCCCGGCCACATGGTGGTTGTAGCCGGCGAGCCTGGCAGCGGCAAGACCACGCTTGGCCTTGGGTTCGCCGAGCGGGTGGCGCTGGCGTGCAACGAGCCCGCGCTGGTGTTCAGTCTGGAGATGACCGATGTCGAATTGGCCAACCGCGTGCTGTCATCGGTGGGCAGCGTTCCGCTCAAGCACATTGCCGAAGGACACTCGATGGCCGATTCAGACTGGCCGGGGCTGACTGGTGCGGTGAACAAGCTCAACCATGCCCCGCTGATCCTCTGTGATGACGCTTCACTGACGCTCCGGGATATCCGCCAGATCTGCCGGACGGTGAGGCGCGAGCATGGCCTGGGCTTGGTTGCCGTCGACTACATCGGCCTGATCAAGGGCGAGCAGCGGACCGCGAGCCGCTACGACGTGGTGACCGAGATCAGCAAGGGCCTGAAGCGCCTGGCCAAGGAGCTGGGCGTACCTGTGGTGGTGCTGGCGCAGCTCAACCGTGGGCCGAAGGCGCGGGGCAACAAGCGCCCGACCAAGAGCGACCTGCGCGACTCCGGGCAGATCGAGGCCGATGCCGATGTGGTTGTGCTGGTCCACCGGGATCAGGAAAGCGACGCCGGCAAGGCCGGCATTACCGAGCTGATCGTCGACAAGAACCGGCACGGGCAGGTTGGCGTGGCGCACGTTCAGCACCAGGGTCAGTTCCATCGGTTCGTGGAGATTATCGGCGGCTATCAGCCCAGCGATGAAGAAGTCGAGATGGCCAGACCCTACAAGGGCCGGCAGTACGGTAAGGGGAGAGCGGCATGAGCAACGTACAACCGATCGCACCTCGGAAGGCCATGACCAGGCTAGAGCGGGAGTTTCTCAAGGTGGCGGGTCAGGAACTCGCGCAGGTCAAGGTTGGTGGTGCTGCGGCGCTTTCGACCCTCTTGCAGATGGTTGCCAACTGGCACGGCGACCGTGGCACGCTGGGATTTCACGACTACGGACGGGTCTGGTTGCAAGACGGCAACGCAAAGGGCGCGGCGGTTGAAACACTGCTGCTCGATCTGTTCGGCCTGAACGGCCCGGGGGCAGCATGAGCAGACCTCGCACTTACGCCGACAAGACTCTGGGCGATACCGAATACCTGCTGGAGCAGTGGGGCTTGTGGCGGATGGATGGGATGGGAGTTCCAGCGTGCGTCTCGCCGGCTGCTGCCCTCATGACCCAGGCCATGCCGATGTCCAGTCCCAAGGCCTACCGCATTACCGATGAGGTCGCTGTGGCCATCGATCGCATCCTGGCGCGTCTAATGGCCCGCGCTCCGCGAGCCGGTGACTTCGTTTGGTTCTACTTCGGCGCCAAGTGGCCAGCCCATCGGATCGCGTGCCAGTACTCGATCGGCGAGGCGAAGGTACGAGAGGAGTTGAAACTGGCCGTCGGCTGGATCGACAGTGCCCTGGAGCATCTCCGTGAGAGCGCCTAAAGAAATAGTTTTACACGCGGAATGAAGGGTGTTTTCATACCAGCGTGAATTGCTGTGAACGCAGCGTGACGCACTCGAAACCCGGCCCTGGCGCCGGGTTTTTTATTGCGTTGTCAGGTCTGGCGCGGCATCATCAGGCCCCCGCCGATGCCGTGGTTTCCACCTGAGCTATTCCTCGACAGAGGTGGATGGCCCGGAAGATCCCCTCTCCCGGGCCTTTTAATTTCCGAAGGCCAGAAACTCGGTAGACGGCAGTCTCACCTGCCACATCGGGCTGTAAGCAAAGTGACGGGTTACCGACCCACAAGGCCTTCACCCTTTGTGATAATGACCATCTTGAAGCGAGAGGTGGTCCAATGAGAAATCCTGATATCAAGGTCGTAAAGCTTGAGGGTGACAGCTTGCCGTACTCCGTACAGCTGGCCGGCCACTCAGTCTGTTACGTGGTTATGCATGGCTTCACACTGCGAAGCGATTTCTTGTATTCCGAGGAAGAGGCTGAGGTAGTGGCCGATGCGATACACCAAGAGCTTTTTGGCAAGTTGAGATCGATGCTGGGATCTGTCCGAGGGAAATAACCGATCAATGCAGGTGGAGCGCAGGATGCGCGTAGGGGTAGTGGCCCCTAACCGCCTGCCCCATTCCAGAGTACCGCCATCGGACTGGGTTTTTCCGTTTCTTGGGATAGGTTCTTGTGATGGCCTCTTGATGCTAAAGTGTGAGGCAGTTCATACGGAGAGTCGCTATGAAACGGATTTTCCCCATTCTCGCTTTAGCAATGGTCGCCTGCTCTTCCCAGGCCGCCACGGTCTTCAAGTGCGTTGGGCCAGACGGAAAAGTCACGTTCACGCAACATAACTGCCCGGAAAATCAGTCTTTGGACGATGTTGTGTCAGCAACGAATCAGCGCCCAAGCGGAACCGGTGCGTCGGCGGTGATGGCGAAGCCTAAGTCGTCGGCAGGGCGCGCCTATCGGGGTAACGCAAACGCTTCTGGATCTGTCGGTAGTGGCGTGACAGTTGTTGGAGGGTCGGCAGCAAGTGTCACTTGCTCAACCGGCCTATCCGATCGCGACCTACGCAAGGCCAAGGTGCAAGGAAAGGTAGTTCCCGGTATGTCCAGGGAGGATGTGGAGAGCATCTACGGAAAAGTTAACCGGAATGGCAGTACGGCCGGCTCCGGCGCTGTCACATACTGGAACGACAAGTATGTTGATCAGACCACCGTTTCGTTCGACCGAAACGGTTGCGTTCAAGGCTCGTATCAGTCGGGCCACAAAAACTAGTTTCATCCCTCCAATCGGCCCCGCAATCGTGCGGGGCCTTTTGTTTCTACCCTTCTGCAGGTGGCGCATTGCGCTGCGGGGCGCGCGGCCCCCTTGAAAGGCCGTACCTGCATCCATTCCTGGCCCAGCCCTCGCGCTGGGCTTTTTCATTTCCGCCCCGCCGAGGGGATATCGAGACTATGAAAATGCCTGAGAAGGACCCGTCATTCTGGGCCACGGTAGTGCTCGCGCTGCGCGAGCAAGGGCTGGCGATGGGGCTCGCCTTCATCCTTACCTGGCTCCGTACCCAGTACGAGGGGAAGGAGCCGAGCATTGTTCGGCAACTGATCGAAGCCGCTCTTGGCGCGATGCTGGTCATGGTTGTCGGTCTCACCGCCAAGGAGTTTGGCTGGAGTCCTGCCTGGCAGTTTTTTGCCGCCGGCTTCGTTGGTGTCCTCGGGGTAAGCACCGTGCAAAAGCTGGGCGCGCGCTGGGCGGAAAGGAAGGTGGGCTGATGAAGATCACCGACGATCAACTCGACCGCGCTACCGGCTGCGGCGCCGCTACTGCATCGACATGGGTCGAGCACATCAACGGCGCCATGGCTCGGTTCGAGATCAACACGGCTGAGCGGGTGGCGATGTTCCTGGCTCAGGTCGGGCACGAAAGCCAGAGCCTCAAGCGTCTGGTCGAGAATCTGAACTACTCCGCCGAAGGCCTGCTCAAGACATGGCCGAAGCGGTTCACGCCAGCCGAGGCGAAGCAGTACGCACGACAGCCCGAGCGCGTCGCGAACCGCGTCTACGCAAACCGGATGGGCAATGGGGCGCCGGATACGGGCGACGGGTATCGATACCGGGGGCGCGGTCTGATCATGATCACCGGCCACGACAACTACGCCGAAGCCGCCCGCGCCCTGGCGCTGCCACTGGTAGCGCAGCCGGAACTGCTGGAGCAACGGACCTGGGCAGCTATCGCCTCGGGGTGGTGGTGGAAGTCGCGGGGTTTAAACGACCTAGCTGACGAAGGCCGATTCGAGCGGATCACACTGAAGATCAACGGCGGCTACAACGGCGCAGACGACCGTGCGGCTCGCCTTGAATGGGCGCGCGCAGCGCTGGCGGGTGCGTGATGAGGTGGGTTCCATGGTTGATCGTCGCGCTTGTTGCGATGGGGATGATGTGGCGGATGGACCGCTTGAGCCTGCAAGTGACCGCAGAGCGGGAGCGTGCTGACGTCGCGGCGCAGGAGCGTGACCGCAATCAGCAGATGATCGATCTGCAGGCCGGCGTTCTCGCTGAACAGCAACGCCAGCTCGGCCGCGTCGCCGAGATCGAACGGCAAACCCGCCAACTCGGGCAAGCTCTGGAGGTCCAGGGCGCGCGCCACGCTGCGGCGTTACGGGAGTTGAAAGAGAATGACCAGGCTGTTCGCGACTGGCTGCGTGCTGGCATCCCTGCTGGCCTTGGCCGGATGTACGCCCGCCCCGAAACCACTGACCCCAGCGCCTACCGCGCAGCAGGCCAAGTGCCCGCTGACGCCGTGTCGGCTCCCAGGCCGCCCGCCGCTGGCGAACGGTGAGGATGCAGCCGCGGCGATAGATGCCGTTGAGGCTGCATTGACAGCGTGCGCGGTGCAGGTGCTGGACTGCATCGAGCGACAGGAGTGAACCATGCCGAGACGACCGGCTAAGCCCTGCGCGTACCCAGGATGCAATGTGCTGATCCGACAGGGCTCGCACTGCGAGAAGCATGCGGTGCTGGCTCAGCAGCAGCGGGAGAAGCACCTGCAGGCAGTTCACGCTCGCTACAACCAGTGTCGGGATGAATCCGATGGGTTCTACAAGACCGAGCGCTGGAAGCGGCTCTCCGCTCGATATCGACGGCTGCACCCGATCTGCGAGGAGTGTGACGAAGCTCCGAGCCAGATCACCGACCACATCAAGGCGCGCAAGACTCACCCCGAGCTGAGCCTGGTCTGGTCGAACCTGCGCGCCCTGTGTCGGGCGTGCCACAACCGCGTAGGCGAGCGCGTTGGACGGATCGAGAACGGTGCGGATCCTGGCGCCCCGAGGGTGCCCCGAATTGGTGCATTGAAACGCCCAGGGGAGGGGGGTGGCTGAAAGTTCTGGCGGCCAACCTCCCGAACGACGGGGGGAACCGGATTTACGCGCCCGCGAAATTAAAAAATCAGGAGTTGCCCGATGGCAGGCGTCGCCAGAGTGGCCGGCCGGGGCCGGAAGCCCAAGCCGACAGCCAAGAAGGCGCTCGCCGGAAACCCCGGCAAACGGGCGCTGAACAAGGACGAACCCAAGTTTTCGGATGTGACCGATATCGATGCGCCGGGCCACCTTCGGCCTCGCGCTGCGGAGATGTGGTCGATGATCGTGCCGGAGTTACTCGGTGCGGGCGTGCTGGCCATTACCGACATGCACAACGTCGAGGCGTTCTGCGTCGCGTACGACAAGTGGCGCATGGCTGAGGAGGAAGTGCAGAGCTCGGGAATCACAGTAACGAGTGCTCAAGGCAGCCCGATGAAGAACCCCGCGCTCACCGCCGCCAACGAAGCGATGCGCCAGATGGTGACGTTTGGCTCGCTGCTCGGCCTGGATCCCTCCAGCCGGACCCGGCTCATCGGAGGCAACAAGAAGCCGGAGGCGAATCCCTTCGCTGAACTACTGAGGTAAGCAATGGCAAAGGCCGCCTGCGCTAACGTCGACAAGGCGATGGCTTGGGCGAAGACCGTCCTGAAGGGGAAGGTACCCGCCTGCCTGTATATCCACCAGGCGATCGAGCGGCATTTCTCCGACCTGAAGAAGAGCCGGAGTCGGGACTATCCGTTCTACTTCGACGCCGAAGCCGCTGAGAAGAAGCTGAAGCTGATCCAGCTTCTTCCCCACACGAAGGGGGAATGGGCGCGCCTCCAACTGACAATCTCGCTTGAGGCCTGGCAGTTGTTTGGCCTGGCTGTGACCTTCGGCTGGAAGAAAAAGGCTGATGGCTTTCGCCGGTTCCGTGAAAGCTACTGGGAGGTACCGCGGAAGAACGGCAAGTCGGTGATCGCCGCTGGCACCGGAATCTCGATGTTCGTCGCGGATGGCGAGTTCGGTGCCGAGGTCTACAGCGGCGCTACCACCGAGAAGCAGGCATGGGAAGTTTTCCGGCCCGCGCGGTTGATGGTGAAGCGCTCGGAACTGCTGATCGCCGCCGCCGGCATCGAGGTGAATGCCTCGAACATGAATACCCCCGCCGATGGCGGACGGTTCGAACCGATCATCGGTGACCCTGGTGATGGTTCCTCCCCGTCCTGTTCGCTGATCGACGAGTTCCACGAGCACGACAACTCCGGCCAGTACGACACGATGCTGACCGGCATGGGCGCTCGCCGACAACCGCTGATGTTCATCATCACCACGGCCGGCGCGAACATCGAGGGACCGTGCTACGACAAGCGCCGCCAGGCGATCGAGATGTTGTCGGGCGTGGTGCCGGACGACGAACTGTTCGCTTGGATCTGGACCCTCGACGAGGGGGACGACTGGACGGACCCGAAGAACCTGGCCAAGGCGAACCCGAACATCGGCGTATCGGTTTATCGGGAGTATCTGGAGAGCCAGTTGGCTCGCGCCATCCGCTCGGCGCGGTTCACGAACACCTTCAAGACGAAGCACCTGAACATCTGGGTTTCGGCGAAGACTGGGTTCTTCAACATGGCCTTGTGGAAGGCCTGCGAGGACAAGTCGCTCACGCTGGAGCGGTTCGCTGGAGAGGAGTGTGTCCTGGCCTTCGACCTGGCGCGCAAGCTCGACATGAACAGCATGGCGCGGTTGTTCTGGAGGGATATCGACGGCCGACGGCACTACTACTGCGTGTCGCCTCGCTTCTGGGTGCCAGAGGATCGGGTTTACGACGAAGACAACAAGCGGATGGCTGAGCGGTTCCAGGCCTGGCTCAACGCCGGCCACCTGTACGCCACCGCCGGCGCAGAGGTGGACTACCGCGAGATCCTCGCCGAAGCGCTGGAAGCGAACGAGGCCAACCCCGTTCGCGAGAGTCCGATTGACCCGTTCGGCGCGACTGGCATAAGCCACGAACTGGACGACGAAGGGCTGACCCCAGTGGTCATCACCCAGAACTACACCAACATGAGTTCCCCCATGAAGGAGCTCGAAGCGGCCATCGCCTCAGGCCGGTTCCACCACGACGGCAACCCGATCATGACCTGGTGCATAGGGAACGTGATCGGGAAGTTCCTGCCGGGCAATGACGACGTCGTTCGCCCGATCAAGCAAGGCGAGGACAACAAGATCGACGGTGCTGTGGCGCTGATCATGGCGATCGGGCGTGTCGTTGCGCAGGAGCCGCCGGAAGAAACCCTCTCCGACCACATCGTGAAACACGGTATCAGGAAGCTCTGATGGGAATTTTGAAGAGGCTGGGCCGATGGTTCGGCAAGGGCTCTGACCCGTTGATCATCGATACGCCCGAAAAGCTGGCGCAGGTGCTGGGTGTTGCGTATGAGACGGAGTCGGGGCAGCGGGTCACTACCACCACCGCCATGCAACAGACTGTTGTTTTCAACTGCGTCCGGGTGTTGGCCGAGTCGGTTGGCATGTTGCCTTGCCGGCTCTTCAAACAGACGGAGCGCGAGCGGATTCCGGCCTTGTCCAACCGTCTGTATGACGTGCTCGCAGTGGCGCCGAACGGGTACATGACCGCGCAAGAGTTCTGGGAACTGCTGGTGGTCTGCCTTTGTCTTCGTGGCAACTTCTACGCCTACAAGGTCATGGCGCTCGGCAACGTGGTGGAACTGCTGCCGATCAACCCGGCGGCGGTGAAACCGAAGCTGAAAGATGATTGGACTGTTGAGTATGACGTCACGTTCAAGAGCGGCGTCGAGACCCTTTCCCAGGACGAAATCTGGCACGTCCGCCTGTTCACACTTGATGGCCTAACGGGGCTGAACCCCATCGCCTATGCCCGCCAGGTCATCGGCCTGAATCAGGCGATGGAAACTCACGCCGCCAAGCTGTTCTCCAACGGCGCGGTGACCTCCGGGGTTCTGAAGACGGACCAAACGTTGAGCGATGAGGCCTTCGAACGCCTGTCCGCGCAGTTCCAGGGCGAGCACATGGGGACGGCCAACGCCTACAAGCCCATGATTCTGGAGATGGGGCTTGATTGGAAGCCGATCAGCCTAAACGCCCAGGACACGCAGTTCATCGAGTCGAGAAAGATGACCGAGGCGCAGTTGTGCGGTCTGTTCCGCGTCCCGCCTCACCTGGTGGCGAACCTCGACAAGATGACGCTGAACAATATCGAGCACATGGGCATGAGCTTCGTGAACTACTCGCTTGTGCCGATCCTCACGCGCATCGAGGCCCGCATCCGAGTCGGGCTGCTGAGCGAGAAGGATGCGAAAACCCACTTCGCCAAGTTCAATGCCGGCGCGCTGATGAGGGGCGACCTCAACGGGCGATACACCTCATACGGCAAGGGGATCCAGTGGGGGATTCTGAGCCCCAACGACTGCCGCGAACTGGAAGACCTCAATCCCCGCCCCGGCGGCGATATCTACCTGACCCCGACCAACATGACCACCAATCCGGAGGCACTCGATGCTGACAAAACAACGCCTTGATGTGCCGCTGACGCTGAAGGCAGTCAGCGATACCGGCGAGTTCGAGGGCTACGGCTCAGTGTTCGGCGTCGTCGACAGCTACGGCGACGTGGTTGTTCGAGGAGCCTTCGAGGCCTCGCTGGCTCGCTGGAAGGAAAAGGGGCGCTTGCCCGCGATGCTTTGGCAGCACGACAGCGCCGAGCCGCTCGGGCCCTACACAGAGATGCGCGAAGACGAAAACGGCTTGTATGTGAAGGGCCGTCTGTTGATCGATGACGACCCCCTCGCGAAGCGCGCTCATGCACACATGAAGGCCGGCAGCCTCTCCGGCCTATCGATCGGCTACATGCTCGATGACTACGAGTACGACAAGGAGAAGGGCATCTGGCTGCTGAAGGCTATCGACCTCTGGGAGGTATCTCTGGTCACTTTCCCGGCCAACGATGAGGCCCGTATCTCCGATGTGAAAACCCTGCTGGCGCGCGGCGAGACGCCGCCGCCGAGCAAAGTGGAGCGAGCCCTGCGCGAGGTTGGGTTCTCTGGCTCCCAGGCCAAGGCCTTCATGGCCAAAGGCTACAGCGCTGCTTGCCCGCGTGATGCGGATGCTGGCGCCGCGCTCGACTCCCTGAAATCCCTGATTAATCGCATGTGAGGAGAACCCCATGCCCGCTGATATCCAAGATGTAAAACAGGTTGCCGAAGAACTCGGCGCCAAGTTCGACGAGTTCAAGCAGAAGAACGACAAGCGCGTCGAGGCCCTGGAGGCCGAGAAAGGCAAGCTGGTCGAGCAGGTCGAAACCCTCAACGAGAAGTTGGGCCAGTTGGACGACATGAAGTCGGCGCTGGAGAAGGAGTTGGCCGGGATGAAGCGCCCGGATGGCTCCGGCACCAAGGCCGCGAGCGAGCACAAGGCCGCCTTCATGCAGTTCGTGCGCAAGGGCATTGATACCGGTCTGGGTGAACTGCAGGCCAAGGCGTTGCAGATCGGCGTCGATGCGGATGGTGGCTACGCTGTCCCGGAGGAACTCGACCGCAACATCATCGAGCTGCTGCGCGACGAGTCGCCGATGCGCCAGGTGTGCAACCAGATCACCGTCGGCACCCCGGACTACAAGCGTCTGGTAAACCTGGGCGGCGCCGGCTCCGGCTGGGTCGGCGAAACTGCACCACGCCCGGAAACCAGTACCCCGACCCTGGCGCAGATCAACGCCGTCATGGGCGAGCTCTACGCCAACCCGCAAGCCACCCAGACCAGTCTCGACGATATGTTCTTCGATGCGGAGGGCTGGTTGAACAGCGAAGTCGGCCGGGAATTCTCCGAGAAGGAGGGCTCCGCATTCCTGCTGGGCGATGGCGTCAACAAGCCCAAGGGCCTGTTGGCCTATCCCTTCGCAGTGGCTGGCGACAAGACCCGTCCTTACGGCACTCTGCAGCGACTGGTAAGTGGCAACGCCGGCGCCCTCAACGGCGACAACCTCATTGACCTGGTGCAAGCGGTCAAGGCGGGTTATCGCCGTGCTGGCGTCTGGATGATGAACAACCTGACGGTCGCCTACGTCCGCAAGCTCAAGGACAGCGAGGGGAACTACCTGTGGCGCCCTGGCCTTGAAGTCGGCCAGCCCTCCAGCCTGCTCGGCTACGGCATTACCGAGAACGAGGACATGCCGGATATCGCGGCTGACGCGAATGCCCTCGCCTTCGGCGACTTCAAGCGGGCCTACACCATCGTGGACCGCATCGGCACCCGCGTTCTGCGCGACCCCTACACCAACAAGCCCTATGTCGGCTTCTACACCACCAAGCGCGTCGGCGGCATGCTCGTCGACTCCCAGGCGGTGAAGGTGCTGACCCTCTCGGCCGCGTAACGTGGGAGGGCCGGCGCTGGCCGGCCCTCCTTGGAGGACACTGCAATGCCCAAGATTCTGGTCGAAAAGGCGTTCCCGTTCTCTCCGGACGGCAACGTTGTCATAACCGTGGACGTCGGCGAGCAGGAGGTTTCCGACCGCTGCGCGCTGGTGGCAGTGGATCACCTGGGGGTCGCCACTCTCGTTGACGGTCCTAGTGGCGGATCTGACCTGAAGAAGCTGACCATGGCGGAACTGAAGGCCCTGCTGACTGCGAAGGGGATCCCCTTCGACAAGGGGGCCAACAAGGAAGCGCTCCTCGCGCTGGTCCCGAACGATGATTGACCTGAGCGTGGCGAAGGAGCATCTGCGGGTTCGCCACTCCCAGGACGATGAGTACATCCAGGGCCTGATCACGGATGCGGTGGAGGTGTTCAACGCTCGGACCAACCGGACCTTGCTGGCTCCGGGTGATCCGCTGCCGGACCCCGTCGGAAACTCCATCCGCATGACGGGATCGATCCGCCGCGGCGCGCTGATGCTGATCGCGCACTGGTATTCGAACCGGGAGTCAGCAGTCATCGGAACCATTACGTCGGAGCTTCCGATGGCCACCCAATACCTCTGGGAGCCCTACCGCTGGATGAACTTGCGCTAGGGCAAACCGAAAGGAGAGCAACATGCAATTCAAAGCGATACAGCCGCTCTATCGCGGCGGCCGCCTGGTCCAGCCTGGCGAGCCGTTCGCCACCACGCCCGAGGACGGTGAGCGCCTGGTAGCGAATGGCGAGGCCCTCGACCTGAGGTCGCGCAAAGCCCCTGCGAAATCGCCCAAGGGTTCCACCCAGGCCGAAGAGAAGTAGGGGGTAGCGATGCGTGCAGGACGGCTCGACACGCCGGCGGATCTGCTGGTGCTTGACGAAGACCTGGCGCCGCGATGCATCGACTGGATCTGGTGCGGCATTCAGACCAAGGAGAACGCGGAGCCGCCGTTTCCGGGTGGGCTGCGGAACCCGGCGAAGGTTGAGGTTCGGGCCTGGTGGGACGAGCGCATTCGGCAAGGACGCTACCTGCGCGCCGATGGGCGCCTCTTCCACATCGACAGCGCCCGCGACTTCACTGGTCGTCGGGCCGAACTGGCGATCACCGCAACAGAGCTGATCGGCGAGCCGGCGACATACCGGCCAGATGGCGCGCCGCCGCGAAACTGCCGGGTGTTTCTGAACTACGATGCGCCCTGGCTGGACGAGAACGGCCAGGCGACGGCCTACAGGATCCGAGCCGAGGTTGCGCTGATCGAGACGGGGAGGGTGCAGGTGGGCGATCTGCTTGAGGTGGATCGAGTGCGCTACTACGTCGTCGACTACGCCGACGGCACCGACGACGGAATTGTCCGCGGGCTCTGGCTGGAGCGTGTGCAATGAGGGCGCCGATCAGGCTGGTCGGCGTCGAGCAGGCGCAAGCGCGCCTCCGGGAAGCCGGCCGGCGCGTTGATCCAGTGATGCGCGGCGCGCTGAATACCACGGCGACGCAGACGAGGAAGCAGCGCTACAACGAGCCGATGCGTCCTGCGTTCACCAGCGCCTTCGCCAACCGGCGGATCGTGATCAAGCGGGCGAGGGCGGGCCGGATGAACGCGAGGCTTATTCCGTCGTCGTCTGGCGTCAACGTCACGGCATACCGACGCTGGATCTTCGAGCCAATCAACTCGACGCGGGCGAGGATTTATGTCGTCGGCCCGAACGGTCGGAAAGTTGCCGCAGGCTTCGTCAACCCATCGGGGCGGCTGCAGCGGCCGTTGTCTACCCGCAGTCAGCGGGCCAGGACGGCGCGGGGCCGTTCGCCCAATGTCCCCAGCTACACCTATCGGCGCGCCCTGCATGAAGCACAAGGCCCGTCGGTGGCGTACTGGTTCCGGCTGCTGACTACGGCGAAGACCATCCGCTGGACCAATGCGTTTCTGCGCCAAGAGTTCGAGCGGCGCATCCGCCGCGAGCTCGAAAAGGCCGTCTGAGGAAAACCAACCATGCGAACGAAAGCGAGCCAGGTCACACGCGACCTGCGGGCCCGCCTGGGCGAGATTCGCCCGATAAACGGCTACCTGACGGACCTGCGGGCAGTTTACGGGCCGACAGATCGAGTGCCCGACAAAGCCAGCGGGCCTTACGCCCTTGTGCGAGTCGCGAGCGACGCGCGAACCGGAACGGCGGTACGCCAGGCGACCAGGCTCCGCACGTTCGAAGTCGAGGTTGTATTCCCGCGATCGGCGGAGGAACACGAACTCGATGACGTCCACGTCGACATTCTGCGCGCCCTTGGCTTCGGAGAAGACCAGCCGGAGCGCAAGTTCCCTGGGCTTGTGGAGGATATCGACGAGGCGGTGGCGCAGTTTGCCGAGGCTGGTCGCAACTTCCACACCCTGACCGCAACCATCGGCGTGATCTACGTCGAAACCTACAACTGATCGGCCAGGCCGAGGAGAAAACGATGCTCTACACCCAACTGTTCCGCGGCCCGACGTCGGTCGCACCGTATCCGTCGTCTGTGTACGAGGAGCTGTTCAAGCTGCAAACGACCAGCGCCGAGCCGGAGTCGACCGAGATCACCATCCCCGACCCGACGCGCCTCGGCCTGCCTGAGCTCGACGGCGTAACGTCCATCACGGCGATCAACATCACCGGCGAGGCCGTCAACTTTTCCCCGCGCGCCGCTGCGGTGATCCTCTACGGCTCTGTTGAGCGTGTGCCATCGGGGACCGTCTCCGAAGAGGTGCATGACGCCTATGTCGATCGCATCATCCGCCTTGCGCACATTCCCCTCGAGGTCAGCAGCGTCACCGGAGCCGGTGGCACGCCGACCTATGTGCGCGGCGTTGACTACGCCGTCACCCCCGGCGGCATCCGGCCTCTGCCGGGCGGCACGCTGGCCGACGCAATCAACGCGACCACTGCTCCGCCGGATGGCGGGTTGAAGCGTTTGCCGATCGAGGTCAGCTACACCTACCCGACTGTCGACCTGGTGAAGCCGTTCACCACCGGCCGCAAGTTCTACCGGGTGATGTTCGAGCAGACCAACGAAGCCGGCGATGGTGAGAAGCGTCGGATCAACTGCTTCTATGCGCGGATCAGTCTGAATGGCGGCCTACCGCTGAACCAGGGCGCCGAGTTCGGCGTGATCCCGGTACAGATCCGCCTTCTGGCCGACCCGAACATCTACGACGTCGGCGAGGCCGCGATCTGGACTTGGGAAATCCAGAACACCGACGCGGCCTGATGGCCGTAGATCAACCGGCCCGCCCTGATGGCGGGCCTTTTCATTTGGGTGGCCCATGTCTGACCTCGGAATTCTGTTTCCCGAACCTGAAACCATCTACGTCAACGGCGCGCCGGTGATCGTGCGGCACGTTCGCCTCGCCGACTTCGAGTTGTTCGGGGATATCGCCAGTGACCTTCTCAAGGTTCTGAGCGATGGCACCGTTCCCGCCATCCTGCAGTTCGGCAAGACCGGTTCGGCCAAGCTGCGGAAGATCCTGCGCAGGACCACGAACCTCAGCCGCTGGCGCGTTTGGCGCCTACCGGTCGACGTGGCGATGCAGATCGTCATGCAGGTGATTCGGGTCAACGCCGCTTTTTTCGCCCGCGCCCAGCAAGCGGCAGTGACGACGCTGGCAACGCTGGTTGGGCAGCAGCAGTAACCAGCCTGGTTCGCGCGGGCTTCAGTCTCGGCGAGGTTTCGCGCATGACGCTTCAACAGATCGAGGTGTTCCTCGAGCAGGTCGGCGAACAGGTCAAGCAGGACCGGCGCGACCACCTGCTGCTTCGCCGCGCGGCACGCGCGCCCCTGAAGGGGTTTAAACAGTTCCTGCAGGAGTTCGATCATGGCCGGTAGAGTGACCACGCAACTGATCGTCGAGGGGGTGAACCGCACCCGGCAGATGTTCAACGAGGTGAACCGCGACCTCAACGTGACGAACAAGGCGTTGGCCGCAAGCGGCAAGCTGCTCGCAGGCTATCTCACGTTCAGCGCGCTGGCCGCCGGGGTGAAGGCGGTAGCGAACACCGCCGACGCTTACCAGGCAATGAACGCCCGCCTGCGCCTGGCGACCGGATCCCAGGAAGAGTTCAACACCGCCCTCGAGGAGTTGCAGCGCATCGCCTACAACACCGGCCAGCCGGTTGAGGCGCTGGTTACGCTGTACGGGCGGATCAGTCGCCCGCTCAAGGAAGCGGGCCGCACCCAGCAGGATATCCTCAAGGTCACCGAGGCTGTGTCGGCGTCGTTCCGCGTGTCGGGCGCCTCTGCGGTCGAGGCTGAGAACGGGGTGATCCAGTTCGGCCAGGCGCTGGGTGCTGGCGCTCTGCGTGGGGACGAATTCAACAGCGTGGCCGAACAGGCGCCACGCCTGATGCAGGCCCTGGCCGATGGCATCGGTGTGCCGACCTCGGCTCTTAAGGCGCTGGCGGCGGAGGGCAAGCTGACGGCGGCAGTGGTCACCGACGCGCTGATCGGACAGTTGCCCAAGCTGCAGAGCGAACTCGCCTCGTTTGGTGACTCCGTCTCCAAGGAATGGACGGCGATCGAAGACACCATCCGCCGCGGCGTCGGCCAGGCGGACACCGGCCCGCTGATCGAGTCGCTGAAGGAACTGAAGGAGGTACTTGCCGACCCGACGATCCAGGGCAACCTGACCACGCTGGCCAGCGCCCTGGTTCGCCTGGCTGCCGCAGCGGCTCAAGGTGGCTCGCTGTTCTCCGGCTTCGGAGAGGATCTGGGCTACCTGGCTGCACGGGTGACCGGGAACGTCACTGAGCTCGACAGGGTGAACAAGGAGATCCAGAAGTTGCAGGCCGCCGACGACGGCTTCGGCGTGGTCGACTTGTTCATGTCTGACGCGCAGATCAGCGAGCGCCTGGCAGCGTTCAAGAAGTACCGCGAGCAGTTGCTGGAAGAACAGACCGGCATGACGGCGGAGGCGCGCAAGGCGGCCGAGGAAGCCGCCGCCCAGGTCAAGGCGGTCGACGACGCACGGCAGCAAGCTGCGCTCTCGTCGGAGCGTGCGTACTCCGAAGCGCTGCGCCAAGTGCGTGACGGCCGGCTGAAGGCGGTGCAGGACTCTCTCAAGAAGCAGGAGGCGGCCGAGAAAGGCGCGCTGGCGGCGGTTGAGAAAGTTCGGAAGGATCGCCTGGCTATCGAGAAGCGCTACAGCGAAGCGATTGCCGGGCTACAAGCCGGCGTCGGCGGTGACCCGAGCTATGCATCTGCGCAGACCCTCAAGCAGTCCGCCGCCCAGGCGCTGCGCAAGGGCGATGCCGAGACGGCACAGGCGCAGGCGCAGAAGGCGCTCGAAATGCTCCAGCAACTGCAGGCGGCCGGAGAGAACACATACGGGTTCACCGGCTTCGCTAAGGAGCTCCAGGCCATCGAGCTCGCCGCGAACGATCTGCAGCAGTCGCAGGCAGACGCGAAGCTCGACAGTATCCGTGCGCGGATCGCGGAATTGTCCGATGCGGCGACCGCGCTCCAGGGCATCGAAATCTCGTTCAACCTTCCGCCGGAGGAGATCGAGGCGATCAAGGCACAGTTGCAAGCGCTGTCTGAAACGCCTGTCCTGATCCCTGTTCAACTGGTGCCCACCTGCGAAATGTCCGCCGTGAGCGGCACCACGCCACCGGTCAGTTTCCCCGGCTACGCGACCGGCACCAACAGCGCCGCGCCGGGCATTGCATGGGTCGGCGAGCGAGGTCCGGAACTGGTTGCGTTTGGTGGCGCGGAGAAGGTGTTCCCGAACAGCGTGTCGGCGCTTGCCAGCCGCTTGGCCGGAATGCGCGGTCTCGACGGGCTGTCGCCGGCCGCCGCCGAGGTCGCGACAGCGGCGCCGAGCTCAGGGCAACTCCCCAACCTGGGGCGGATCGACCTGTCGTTCGGCGGCTCGACTGTCTCGGTCTTCGGGGATCAGCGATCGGTAAACGACATTCTGCGGCTGCAGGCGCTCAAGCGAGGCCGCACCGCACGTCCGTAGGAGAACGGCATGGATTACCCGGTTATTACGCTCGGCGGAGTACCCATCCCGCCAGAAGCCGGCGCGCCGGATCAGTCGATGGAGCCCTTGTTCGGTGCGACGGTCGTCAGGATGAGCGACGGTGCTGGCGTGAAGTTGACCCACTGGGACGGCAAGCTCTCCGGCACGTTGACCGGCTCGGGCCTTGTGCCGGTCGGGCTCGACGCGCTCGACTACCGATCATCACTGGAGATGCAAGCGATCCAGCCGATCAGCATCGCCCAGGACTCTCCGGCGTTCACTCTGCCCAAGGCGCCGCGCACGGACAAGGAGCCGTGGGCGCTGGCGCTGGTTGGGGGGCGCTGGGTGCCGACGCCATGCGTGCGCGCAGGCCTGGTCGTGACCGTTACAGAGCGTCCGGCAGCGACGCTCTACATGGTCCAGTTCATGCCTCGCTTCAACGTGTTCGCGGACCCGCCGTCGACGTCGATGAACGCCGCGCACGGATGGACCCTGAACTGGCAGGAGGTTTGACATGCTGCTGAACGGCATGCCGTTGAACGCCGGCCCGCTGAACGGATTCGGCACGGCCGGCGGCGGAGATGGCCCTGTCGAGATCAAGCCTGGTCAGGCGTTTGCCTGGCGCCTGCGCCTACTCGTCGACGATGAGGATTGGACGGCAAGCCTCGTTGGGGCTGTCGAAGTCGACCGAGAGGAAGGCGCCTCTGGCACCGCTACGTTCACGCTGTACCTCGGCAGTGACCCGGTTTCGCCGACGTCGTGGGTGGGGCGGGCGGTCACGATCCGCTACCTTTCCACTGCCGAGGGCGTGACCGCAGACGTGGTGAGATTCACCGGCCGCATCGCGGATCCGACGTTCGACGCGGTAGGGCGGACGCTGACTGCGCGGTGCTCCGATCAGTTGCAGCAGCGCATCGAAGCGATGGAGATCGCGCAGATCGATGCGCTGGTCGGCGGTCAGTGGTCATCCGATGTGTTCGAGCCTGTTGAGGGGCGATCGCGCTGGGACTACGCGCAAGAGCGGTTGACGACCGTAGCCGCGGCCCTGGATTGCGCGCCTACCGGCGAACTGCGTGTGTCCAGTCTGTTCTCGCAGCCTCCGGCGTTCGAGTTCGGCGCCGGGTCCACCGTCTACAACTCGGTTGAGGTCAGCCTCGGTGACCTGAGCTCGCAGACGAACAGGATCGAGATCGAGTTCGACTACCGATTCAGCCGGCTCTGGCAGCTCAACGCCTCGTATGGTTGGCAGCACCCCGGCACGGGGAACGCGGTCGGCGAGGCGGGGTTCTGTAATTGGCGCGGCGACGACACCGAGTTACCTGATGTCGAGATGATCACCTCGGCGACCGAAAGCAGTGGTCAGACGTTGTTCTATGCCACCTGGTATCCACTGCCGCCAACCGGGGTCTACTGCAATCCGCCAGCGGCCTGGGTCAATAGTTTCACCGACCTGCTGTTGGGCGGAAACTGGATCGCTGGGAGGCGCTGGACGCAAGCCGTCACCGAGCGCTACCGGCTGGTCATTGAGGTTCAGCCGAGCGTGGCGGCGACCGGCCCGATTGTCGGTCGGCAGCGTGCCTCGTTCGAGATCGAGTCGGACAGGGCCGAGCGCTGGGAAAGCGAGCCGATCACCGGCGGCAGCACCGGCCACGACGACGAGAAGGATGGCAACCGGCGTTTATCCGCGCTGAACTGCCTGCTCGCTCAGGGAGCAACGACGCTCATCGCAGCGCACCGTGGGACGACTGTGACGTGGGACGTGCCTACCAGCATGGTTTTACCGATCGACCTGGTGCATACGCTCCGCCTCGATGATCAGGGCGCGCGTGCGGTGGGCAAGTGTCGGCGCATTGTCGACCGGCTCGACCTCGCATCCGGAAGCGCCCTGACCACGATCTCTATCGCGGTGATGCGAGGCGGCGCTGGCGCAGCAGATCCCCTTGTTCCGCCGGCTGGCTCGTCCGATCCCGCCAGCCCACCGTCGGGTGGTGGCCAACTTACGACGCAGCTCGGAGGTCGCAACGGAAGTCCGGCGTATGACGATGAGGCGGATGGTTTCTCGGGCAACTGGAGCAATCGCGATCCCGGCGCCGAACTGTTCCCGCGGCGCTTCTCGTTGACTGCAAACGATATTCCGGAGACCTACCGGGACGAACATGCGCCGGAGATCGCAGCCACTTACCGGGTAGCTGTACCTGATGACGTACTGGAGATGTAGCGATGGCGAGAGCCTGGATCAACAACTGGAAGACGACGCTGAGCGTAGGGCTGTCGCCTGGCGCGTTGAGCCTGACGGTGCCGGATGCCGCCGCCGCGCTGCTGCCTCTCTCCGGCGGTAGCTGGGTGCTGTTGACGCTGGCGGATGACGCTGGCGCGCAGCATGAAATCGTGAAGGCAACCGCCAGCGCCGGTGGGGTGGTGACGATCGAGCGCGCCCAGGAAGGAACCTCCGACGGCAACTGGCCGGCGGGAACGGCGATCTATGCAGCCGTCACGGCCGGCGACCTCATGACGCTCCAGGCGCGCATCCAGGCTCTTGAGTCCGGGGCGTCTGGCGGCACCCTTGTCGACGAAACCGGCGCAACGCTGGTCGACGACGCCGGCAACAACCTGATCATGGAGAACATTTGATGGCAACTGTTACGCACGTCCTGTCCGGCGCCGGGGAGCCGCTCGATCCGCCACCAAGCATCGGTGCTCACTACGTGAACACGAACAACGGCGCGCTATACCTGGCGAAGGGCACCGCGAGCGGTGCCGATTGGGTGAAGCTGGGTAGTGGCGGTGGCAGCACTCCGAGCGAGTTGCTGCATGTCAATACCGATGGCCAGTTCCTTCTCGAGCCTCAACACTCATTTGTTGAGGCCCGTCTGTTCGCAATTCCCGAGCTCGGCACTGCAGCAATTGGAATCGATCCCAGCACATCCCGACAGTTCGACCTGAATGTCAGGACTGCGGGTCCGAGCGGGCAACAACTGCAGATCAGAGTTACATCCGGCGAATTGCCCGGAGGGATGTCGATCGTTGGCACAACCAGGCAGTGGGCTGTTCAGGAGTCGTATGGCTTCTTGATCAATGCAAATGACCTCAACGGCGAAGTGTGGGCGCGCGTCTATTTCGATGCTGACGAGCTCACCCTGTCGATGCTGGTGTTCAGCGATGTGCCGAACGCGTAGGAGATAGCGCATGGCTCTATCAGACGAGCGCCGCGGCCTCGGCGCGAGGAACGAAGCGATCCGCCGCGCCGGCGGCCAACGGGTTGAAGCGGAGCGGCGTGGCGACCAGGGCTTGGCCGCGGCGCTCAACCGGCTGATCGAGCCGGAGCGTCAGGCACGCGCACTGCGCAAGATCGACCCGCGCGGCGCCCTGGATGCTGCGCGCGGCAGGGCCGACTACAACCCCGCCGGCAAGCAGATCGGCGGGGGCGGTGTGTCCTGGCCGCTGGCCGAGACCGACAAGTCGAAGCGCACGGTGGCCGACGAGGAGATCGTGAGCACCGATGGCCTGGTCGTCGTTGTGTTCAAGCGCGTCACCAGCTTCGAGATGCAGGATGGCGGCTCGAATATTGGCCGCATGGAGTTCAAGGCATGAATCAACTGATGCCCTGGGACGGCGAGGTCGTTCGCATGGGCTGGCCGTGGCACGGAAAGATCCGCCAGCCGAACAATGATCTGGCCGGCTACGTCACCCTGCCGAACGGGGCGACGCGCCCAGCGATCGCGTACTACGGCAACTGGCCGATGAATCACACGCATCTGTTCGACATGGGCCTACCGGACCAGGACGACCAGCAGGTCGAGGAGCAGGGCGGGAAGTGGTGGGGGCGAACGATCCTCCGAGGCGGAGGCAACTACGACTATCAGTTGTACTACGGCGGCGCGACGACCTCGGCCGAAGGGCAGTCCTATACAGGCGACGCCCCATTCAGGGGGCTCCCCCTCTGGTGGTCTAGCGACGAGGAGCCGCGGCGCCCGCTATATGTGGATATCTACCTCAATGTGGAGCAGGGCAGCTACTACCTCGATTTTTGGACAAAGGGCGGAACGATTCACGCCCTTCGGAAGAAGATAACGCTTGAGGATGTTGGACAGGGCGCAGGACAGCCGGAGTGTGCGGTAAAAGATCTGCTCGGGAGCAACTTCGACTACTGGTTTTTTGGTGAAAACGTCAAGCTTGACTACCTGAAGCTGCTCGGGGTCTACCGAAATCGGTTGCTGCTGGGGGTTGTGGTGACACAGGGTGACGGGATGCGGCAGATTGACCCACCGCCCGGAACGTCGGTGGTCAGCGGTTCGTCCCCGTCTGGAGCCCCTCAGGGGGTGTATGGTCTCGTCGAGGTGACCATTGCCCCGGATATCCGAGATCCAGAGGCGGATCACAGTCAGACGGTCACAATAGACGTGATCGAGAATCGCCAGGCCGCGCTCGGTAATCCGGTTCATCAGGTGACCGACGAGAGCAGTCAGCCGGGCGATCCCATCGAAACCACGCTCTATCGAGAGGAATGGAACCAGACCTCCGGGTTGCTGACCGCCTGGTATGACGCCCAGGGAAACATCCAGACCGCGCGCTACAACCGACGCCACTATGCACTTAAGGAGTACCGCAACGAGCCCGGCGTGACGACAAGAACAGCGACGGAGCGAAGCAGCGAGGTTGCGCTGTTGAGCGGCTCCGGATCAGTTGTCGACAGCACTGTGCTGACAGAGCAGTTCGAGGCGATCTACATCCCAGGGACAGGACTGCAGATCACTCGGACGGTGAAGTGTACGGGGGAGCCGGATGACGTCACGACCTATACCGACCCAGACCATACGGGTGGGCCGGTGGTCACCCCGCCGACGACGACATTCCCCCCAGGCATGCATATCGTCAACACCGTTGTGACCTACCAGTGGCTTGTGAACGACGAGAACATGCTGGCCAACCAGGACCAGCATCAGGTGTGGCTCGCCGCGTTGAGCAACAACAGCGCAGCCATCTGCCACATCCGCGATCCGTTCGACTATCCCGAGGGGCAGACCACAACAACCGTCAGCGTTCGCCAGGGCCCGGCCGTGCGCCTCGGCGGCGTGACCTCTGGAACGGTTACCCACACCCTGACCAAGAGTAAGCCCGCGCATGAGTACCGGCGCGGATTTTTCTGGGAGCCAGCCGACCGCTGGGTGCGAGCCAGTTGCAACCCCGTCACCGGAGAGCTCTCTCGCGGCTCGGAGTGCATCCAGTACCTGACCAGTTGGGTTTAGCCCATTCTACTACTTCAAGGAGAAGCCGCATGACGCCGGCCTGTGTACCCCTGCGCATTGAAAAAGGGGCGACGTTCCGCGACACGATGCGGATCATGCAACCGAGCCTGGTCTACCGGCCGATCACCCAGATCGCGTCGACCGCTCCCGTCCGGCTGACCATCCCCGGCCACGGGTTGCCCGACACCTGGTTAGCCTGGATCGATGGCGTCCAGGGCATGCCCGAACTGAACCGCGCTCGGCTTCGGCAACTGCCTCACCGGGTCGCGTCCATCGACGACGACACGATCGAGATCAACTTGCTGTCAGCCGTTGGGCTGGCGCCTGTTGGCGGGCAACTGATCTACCAGCCACCGGTTGACCTCACTGGCGCCGAGGTGCGGATGCAGATCCGCGCCGAGCCAGGCGGGACGGTGCTGCTGACGCTGTCGCTCGGCTCTGGCCTGGAGTTCGCTGGCGCCGGAACGATCTCGCGCGAGATATCGGCATCGGCTACCGCGGCGCTGGAATGGTCGGCGGCGGTCTACGACGTGGACGTGACATACCCGGATGGAACGGTCCACCGCTACTACAGCGGGCCGATCAGTGTGAGCCGTGGGGGGGGAGGGTGCGATGGATGAAACCGCCGAGCCCTGGGCGCTAGCGATCGAGGTTGATTGCGAGCCGCTTGTGCTCAGCGAGATGCAGGAATACGCGGTCACCGTGACGCCGCCGGCCGATGTGCTTGTGGTTGTTGCGGGCGACCAGGGGCCTCCCGGAAGGGATGGCGTAGACGGTGCCCAATGGGGCGCGACTGACTGGTGATGACATGGCCCAGATTCGATTTTTCAAAGTGGCGAACCTGCCGGGTACGCTGGAACCCGATTCGTTCTACTTCGTCGAGAACGGCAGCTACTCGGAGTCCTACCTGACGAACAGCGCGGGAGTGGCGCGCTCGATCGGCAACAGCGCGATGATCAACGCGCTGATCAACGATGCGCTGGCCAGCCTGCCCGGCACAGGCGCGCCGATCCTGTTCGTAGCCGATATCGCTGCACGCGATGCCCTGGAGCCTGAGGGCGCAATCTTCGTCCTGGTTCAGGATGCGAGCGCGGACCCGACAGTCGAATCGGGCGCTGCGCTGTACGCATGGAACCCTGCGACCAGCGCCTGGCTGAAGGTTGCCGAGTATGAGTCGATGGACGTCGAGCTCAACTGGGACGCGATCAACGGGCGCCCGACGTCGACGCCGGCGCAGATCGACACTGCCGTTTCCCAGGCGCACACGCACGCGAACAAGTCGACGCTGGACAAGTTCGGTGAGGAGTCGGGCTTGCTGCGCTTCAACGGCCAGCCGATCCCGGCTGAGTGGAATGGGGCGGCTTGGTAATGGCCGTCCTCCAGACCCATAAAGTCGTGGCGCAACTGCCCGCGTCGCTGGAGCCGAACGCGATCTACTTCGTCCGGCGCAGCACCGGCTACGACCAGTTCGTCACCAACGGCGCCGGGGTGGTGGTGGCCTATCCAATGAACGTCCGCATCCCCGCGGCTGTGCCGGGATATCTCGCCGATAGCTCCATGCTTCGGCTCACGATGAACCCTGACGGACAACTGCCGGCGTACACCGCCGCCGGCGCTCAACTCAACATTCAGGTGCTGTTCAATGGCTGATGTACGACCGACGAAGCTGCAGAACGACGGCAACGGCTATGGCTCTCTGCGGGAGTTTGGGGACGGCGACACGGTGCCGGTTGCGCTTGGCGGAACAGGAGCAGCAACCGCTGCCGGCGCGCGCTTGAGCCTGTTCGACGCCAGGCTGCAGAACTTCAGCCTTCTGCTCGGTGGCGCTGACCAGCTCCCGTTCCAGACTGGACCGAATAGTTGGTCGCAAACCCCGCTGACAAGCATTGGCCGCGCGATGATCGCGGCATCTACTCAGGCGAACGCCTTGAGCTACATCGGCGGCGTTCCCAAGAGCCTGTCGTCCAACCGGACCGTCTCGGACCCTAACTCTGTACCGGACGAGTGCGGGTTCTACGGCATCGGCGTCGGTCCTTACTCGAACTTGCCGCCAGGCATCGATGCTCTGAACCCCATCGGGTCGATGCTCTATCACCATCCATACGACGTCGCGACCGCAGTGCAACTATTCGTGCCACGGACCTCGAATATTCTGTATTTCCGCAGGAGGGTAGCCGGGGCGTGGCAGTCGTGGGTTCGCGTGCTATCCGATGCGCAGTTGCTGGGTACAGTGGCTCAGTCTGGAGGAGTCCCGCTTGGGTCGATATTGGAGCGAGGCAGTAACGCGAACGGGCAATACGCCCGACTCGCCGACGGCACGCAGATTTGCACGATCAGCCTGCTTGGCGCCAACGACCGCATGGCGAACACAAGCTACACACTCACATTGCCGGCGGCGTTCACTCCAGATTGGACCGTGGGGGTATCGGTATCCTGGGCGTCGCACGCAACGAACCCTGCAACATACAACGGCGTGAAGGTGGCATATGCGAACGGCACCTCGGTGACGTTCATCTTGGCTGAGAACCTCACGACAAACCGTTTGATCTTTTCCTGCATAGGGAGGTGGTTCTGATGTTGATCAAGCTTTCGCCGTTTGTACCGCTGCCCGGCGACGGCGTCGAAATGCGCGTGTCCGTTCGAGGGGATGCCCTCACTGTGAACGGTGTCGAGTTCGATTTTTCGCCATTAACGGAGGGAGGTCAGCTACCTGGCGTGGCGACCGGTTCGTCCTGGTTTGAGGGAGTGATTACCCGCCAGGCTGGCCGAATCGAACTGACGCTGCGTCTACCGCTGGCGCCTGACGCAAGCGATGCCGCTCGCTTCCCGGCTCCCATCGAGGTTCTCGAAGGAGATGTGGAGTTGCCGCGATGATCGACTGGGGACACATGAAGACGCCTGAGCAGATCCTCGAGGAGCAGCGTGCGGCAGTGCGAGAGCAGCGGCGCGAGGCCTATACGAAAGAGTCTCTGCCGCTCTATCTGGAAGCGCAGTATCTGGCAGCGGTCGGCCAGGGGCCCGCAGATCTATCCGAGTGGATCGCGAAGGTTGCAGAGATCGATGCCAGGTATCCGCTGCCTGAAGAGATAAGAGCAGAGTAGCCAGCCCGCCGAATGCGGGCTTTTTTTGGGGCTCAGGTCGGCAGGTGCTGACCTTGCCCGGCACACGCAACACAAAGAAGAGGGCGATTCCCACAGGTGCTGGAACACCGCGGGAATCGCCGACCAGCAGAACCAGCCGCACCCGTTCTTGTGAGCGTTTTTCCTATGGTGCCTATAGCAAAAGGCTTACAAAGCCCGACTTGACACTCCCAAAGGGAGTCTCCATGTTAGAGGCAAGGGAGCAGTAGCCTGTTAACGATTGTGTGAACCTCGTTCGGTGCTACAGGTCTACTGTGTACCTCGTCTGAAAGCAGCGGCTAGGCTGAGAATCCGCTTGCAGAAGACATGATTCATCTATAGTCTCAGCGGCCCGAGCTGGACCTGTAGTGCTGTAGAAGTGAGGAGCCTAGGTTCAGGGCGGGGTGCCCCATAAGGGCTGACATCGAGAAACTACTGAGGAGCAGGAGTTCCATATGGCATACGTAAGCGCTGTCTTCTTCCACAGTGATGATTATCAAGGCTTCTGATGAAGCCATCCCAGAATTCTGACAAAATGGAGGCTTAGGCCTCCATTTTTTATTCTGAGGGAAGAAATTGTGTGTGAGGGATTCTGGGGTTGTCTGGCGGCTGGGCTCAGTTCAGAGATTTTCCGTAACGTCTTTTTTCTCGTGGGCGTTGGTGTTGCAGTCGCTTCTGTGCTTTCCGCTCGTGCTACTGCGAAGAAAAAGCAGTCGGCTGACTTGCTTGCCAGCATTCGAAACGATAAGGAACTGATCGACGGGCTGCGCAAGCTAGCTGAACTCCATAATAGAGCTGACTCCAACATTCGGCAGTACGCTCAAGACGCAAATTCTGCTACCCCTGAGGCTGTCAGTATTCGCTATGTTCTTAACCACTGGGAGTATGTTGCGGTAGGCGTGCAGGGTGGTATTTACGATGAGGACATGCTTAGAAAAGCAAGTCACAACACAGTTGTAAGCCTCTATAATCACGCTAGACCATTTATTGAGTGTCTGCGTGAGTGTAAGCAGCGCCCAAGTCTATACCAAGAGATGCAGGAAATGGCAGAGCGCTGGGACAGGAAGGGGCAGCCAAAGGCTAAGAAAAAAAGCCGCTGGCGGTAGGCTAAAGTTACTTTGATTTTGATATGTCAACCTCTGTCGAGGAATCTGCATTGTGCCAATGCAGGCTATCCATAGGACAGCTGTCATCGAGCTCTCTAAGGCCCTTGATTTGTCGTGGTTGTGTTTACTTCCTCTGAGGCTCGCAGCCTCGCTCTGCGTCAGTAATTCTATGTATGCTTGGTCTTGGAGGCTATGGTGGCGATCGAGCTGGTCTCTAAATTTTTCGTCTAGTGCTTATGTTCTCTCACTTAGCCTTTCAAGCAGAGGTCGTGATCTAACTTCTTGAATTCATGTCATGTCTTCACGGTTCGTGAAGAGTTACAGAAAAATAAACCCTACTCCGGGCCTTGCGGAAGGGTGTGGTTGTTGCTACGTATAGGGAAAGATGTGATGGTTAAAGTTTTTCGCTGTACGGATGTGCCTCAAGCAGTTCTAAGTGCGGTGCTGGCTGATGGTGTGGCCGGAATCAGTGGAGGGCGTACGTCTGTCCGCAATCTGCTAGGTCGAGTAGCTCAACTTGCAGAGTCAGAGGGGCATGAGGAGATCGTTGCGTTATCGACCTGTAATCACCCTTATACCGAACTTGCATACATATACGATAGTGATCGGTTCAGTAATGAGGGAGCCAAGCAGGAGGTGGCGGCGGCCTTCAACCTAGTTGTCACTAGCTAGCTGTGATTAGGCTTATCGTTGAGTTGAATTGTTCAATGGAGTCAGCCCAGTCTTGCATCATCCTTCGACGTTGCTCGAGGTAGCTGGCGTGGTTGTAGGTGTCGCGGATCTCGTCTCTATCTCCATGCGCTAGCTGGCGCTCAATCCAGTCACGATTGAAGCCTCGGTTGTTCATCTCCGTGCTGAACAGATGCCGGAAACCGTGCCCGGTCTGGCGTCCTTTGTAGCCAGCCTCGGCCAGAGCCTTGTTAATGGTGTTCTCACTCATCGGCCGATTGGCATGGTTGCGGCCTGCGAAAACCAACTCATACCGGCCGGTAATTTCGTGGATCTGGCGCAGGATGGTTATGGCTTGATGGGGAAGGGGAACGATGTGCGGGCGGCGTGCCTTCATGCGCTCCCTCGGGATCGTCCAGGTAGCATTTTTCAGATCGAACTCTGACCAGGGCGCTGCCCGTAACTCTCCGGGCCGGACTACCGTGAGAATCAGTAGTTGGATAGCTGCGTGTGTCAGTGTATTGATCCGTGCTCCGTCAACTCTGTGTAGCAGTTCAGGAAGCTCTGCCATCGTGACATGAGGATGGTGCCGCGCAACCGGAGCGTGCGCAGCGATGACGTCAAGATCGGTTGCCGGGTTGCCTTCCACCACTCCCTTGGCGAGGCCGTAGCGGAATATCTGACTCAGCCACTGCCGTGCCTTCCTGGCAACGTTGTGTGCGCCGCGTTGTTCAATCCTGCGGATGAGTTCGACCAGTTCCGGGCGGCTGATGGCTCTGACTGGGCGTTTGCCTAACGCAGGCAACAGATCCGACTTCATATATGCCGCGGCTTTGTCGGCAGTCGACTTCGCCCAGCGGGGTGAGCGGTAAGCATGCCATTCCCTTGCCAAGGATTCGAAGGTAAGGCTTTCGTTCTGCTTATTTATTCTCTCTGCCTGGCGCTCGACGCTTGGGTCTTTCCCTTCGGACAGAAGAAGTTTGGCTTCGTCTCGTCGCTTGCGCGCCTGAAGGAGTGTGACTGTGGGGTAGGTGCCGAAGGACAGGAGTTTCTCTTTCCCTGCCACGCGGTACTTGAGGCGCCACAGTTTGGAGCCGTTTGGATTGATTAGCAGGTACAGCCCTTGAGAGTCGCTCAGCTTGTAGGGCTTCGCTGCGGGCTTTGCGGCCTTGATGGCGCTATCCGTGAGGGGCAT